TTGAACGCTCAATGCCTTGCGCTTTCTTTAAGAAGGTAGGGTCTGACTGTGCATCGATTAAGTTCATGCGGCGTGCGAGCTTGTATTTCTCATCATTAATCATTTGCAGCGGTGCGTTGACTAGCACAAAACAAAACGTAGCACGCGGCGCACCTGTGAGCCACATGTATGCTTGGCCCTGCCAAAAGTAGTCTTTGCTAAGGTCGTTTGCTTTTGCATCGTGGAATGTGTAGATGTCCCATGATGATTTGATATCCGGCACATTCACAACTAAATCCGTTTCATCATCTTTGATAAGCAAGTCAGGTGTGCCCTTCACAAAGTCATTAGCAAACATCTGCTCATTCTTGAACACAATTTGCTTGCGTTCACGGCGCCACATGTCGATGGCATCATTCTCAACGGCTAAACCTTTCTCGATATACTTGTTGCTTATCTCTTTGTAACGCTTATACTTCTGCTGCACATAGACCTCCAGCAGTGCGCTCTTTGTTGTTTCACTCAAACCTGTTTTGGTTCGTGCATCGGTCATCAACTTTCCTAGTTGTGACGCTCTAAATAATACTTGTTCCATTTGCTTTTGTGTTATTGATTTGACTGCTAATGTAGCAGAAGTTCGGAAATTCCGAACAACTGCAACATCTTTTAACATTTACACGCCTTCGCTGAATTGACGCATTTCATCCCCGCGATCAATAATGAAGTTACGGCGGTTGTTTAATTCATCATGTACTTGTGCAAGCACTTCGCTACTGCATGCTTTCTGAATGCGTGTGCAATCCATTAGCGTTTCGGCATTGTTGATTAGGTCTAGCACATAGGCCACATCTTTATCGCCGCCCTGTGGTAGCTTACCTTTAAGATTAAACGCCTTGTATATGTCTGCATTCTTGCGGTTAAGGTCACGGCCAAACAACTTACCCAATGAAAGCGCTGCGTTCTTAATGCATTCGGTTTTGAGTTTAGGGAAAGCAAGGTCAAGTGCATTCGGCTTTTTGTTGTCTGCATTCAACGCCCATCGGTTGCGCTCTACGTTGTCAAGGTTTTGTGGTGCGCGGTCAACCATGATGATAATGGACGCTGCCCCCGTGCGGCGGATTTCGTAGCCGCTTATCGGATGTATTGCAATAAGGTCAATGCTGCCTACCACTTCATTTGCCATGCGCTCCCATCTGAAGTTCTCAGTGCGCCAGTGGCCGAAAAACATTTCATCTAGCGTGGTCTCAACGTGTGAGATGACCAGCGTCTGCGCTTTAAGGTCGGGAGTCTTTTCAATCCCGGCTACATCGGGCGTGGCGTTAAGCATCTGCTGGAACTTCTGCAATGCTTCAAGATTGTCTTTGTGAATACTGTTGTTCATGTTATTGATTTTAGAATTTAAAGATACGATTTAATAGCGCATTAAGCAATCATTCAGCTCTTGACAATAGTTAAGAATTGCAAAAACGATTGCGGTGTAGATTAGATACTTGATGACTTTACTTGCTTTCATAGTTTTAATTTTTAAAGGTTAATGCGCGTTACAGTCGCGCCCCTGTTTTGATTAGTACCAGTACTTGTAAAGTAAATCCCAAACTAAGTCATGGTCATTGTTGATGATGTCAAGCTGCTGCTCGGTGGCTACTTCACCTGCAATTAGTGCCTCTGTGATGTAGTAACTTGAGATGTCTGATTTGTGACTGTAACCGTACTGAGTTACTTTGATTTCTTTGAAATTAATTTCTGACATTGCTTTGTGTTTTAGCGTTATTGTTCCACAAATATACAGTGCAATTTCTTGCACCACCAAAAGTAAACTGTTAAAAATTGTTAAAATTTCAATCGGTTACAGATTGTAACCACCTCACGCCCACGAATAGCTGCCGTAGTTCGGGAATAGTTCAAAGTAAACACGCATCATAATTGCGTCTGCATAGTCAGGAGACTTACCATGCATGCGGGCTATCTCGTCTTTACTGATCACTGCAAGTTTGCCGTCTGCTTCAGGTTGTCTACGGCGTATCATATCCAGTTCTTGGATGATGATATCACGGAACTGATTCACTTTGAAGATTACTTTGTTTTGCTCAATCAATTCTGCGAGCTTGAAATAGCATTCCGCTTTTTGATTGATGTATCGGTCTGGTTGCTTTGCACGCCCACCGTTAAGGAAGCCCCGGCACTTGAGGCTATCGACTACGCCACCACCTACACCGTCCTCATCGCATATCACATTGCTCAACTTAATACCTTGTGCCGCGCACAGTTCTTTGATTTTGGATACAACGGTTGTGATGGGTTGCTTTCGCAGTTCGTGTATCTCCATCAGGTGCAATCCATGCCACACGCATATCACACTTCTATCTTTTCCAAGTCGTGCGATGTCGGCACTGATATACTTTTCACCTTTGCTTTCTTCATCCCGGAAGCAGCGCACTAGGTCATCGTACTGATACAGGTTGTCAACTGATTCATCGTATTCCCAATCTCCATACAGCAGCCTTCGCCTGTCTATTTCGGGCAAACGTTCTAGCGTTTCGATATAACTTTCTGGCAGGTGTGGGTTATCGGTCGGCAGCGATGGAATGAATGCTAGATGCTGTGCTAGGTTGTCTGCTTTGTGTGGTGCATAGAACTCATTGTAAAGCCATCCTTTGGACGGATTGCATGTGAGTAGCATCTTCGGTGGCAAATCAAATTCGCGCAGCTTAAAACGAATGCGGCTTTGCAGGATATCTATTGCACGTTTGCTCACCTGTGCGGCCTCGTCTACGTAGGCATCTGTTAATTCTAACCCGCCTAAACTATGGAACTCCGCATCTGATGGGTATGCGAAAAGGTCTTTCAGTATTATTTCACTACCGTTGTTGAACGTGATTACGTGCGTTTGATTGTTGATCGTGTAGTGTTCATTTGGTGCAAGGCCCAGCATGTGCGCTACTTCAAAGAAAGTCTTAAGCGTAGTCTTTTTTAGCGTATCTAATTTGCTACGGCCTATCAGTCCTCTCGTGCCGGGATACTTAAACCTGCGGCTTATCTGCCATGCACAACCAATGAAAGATTTTGAGCCCCCTGCTGCTCCACCGAAAAGCACAACGCGCGCTGGGTGTGAATTACCCAATACGCGCAGTGCTTCGTTTTGTTTCGGTAGGTATTCAATCATTAGAACGGCAAATCGCCTGTGCCTTGTGAATCATCTTCTTGTTGACGTTTCTCCAGCGGCTCGGACATCTTGCCACTAAAGAACTTGCCACTCTTGCCTTCCTTAACCCACGCGGCAAGGCGCATCTTTTTGCCACCTACCATGATTTCACCTGTGTACTGTGGCCCGTTGTTGGCTACGTTGTTGTTCTTGAATAGGGTGAACTGACCCTCTTGCATTTGATAGTTACTCATTGATTTAATTATTGATTATGTTTATATCATCCATCATAAAAGCGATTGTGATGTTGCCTCGCGTGTTGCTAATTTCTGCTATTGTGAATGGTTCTTCATCGATGCTATGGCCGTTGATAAATCCGATGAACACTTCTGTATCATCCGGGTATTGAGCCAGCGCATCCCAAAGTTCACCGATAGTCATAGCCTGTATTCATCTTTGTCTGTGAGTAAAAGTAACTCATCAAAGATAAGACGCATTGCTAAATTATCACTCATTGCAGGTCGCATACTTCGCTTAGCTGTCAACACAAATAGTTTGCGTAGCAGTTCAATCTCGCGGTGTTTATCGTAGTCTTTCATTTGTCAACTCCTTCAATAACAGATGTGATAAAATCTTTTTGCATTTGCAATAAAACTTCTCGTTGTTTATCTCTATGGTAGTGACTTAATTCCCATCCAAAGGTTATTGCGTGTGCCATAGCATTTTCAATCTGCTCCTTCTCCATTGCTTTGGCTATTCTAAAAATTTCACAATCTTCATCATAACCATTGAGTTCGCCAATTAGCCATTCTATTGCAGTTTCTTTTTTCATCTCAGTATTCATTTTGATTTTCAATCAGCTCGCGGTAGCGTTCATATCTATATTCTGTAAATTGAAACGGTTTGTTTTTGTAAAGTCGAAAGCGCTGGTCATTAACCCACTGCGGCAGTTCATCGTACTCACGCATCAACGCAACTTCAAGTTCGGACGGCTTATCGCGTTTGATTTCTTGCACCGGCTCCTGTAACATTTTAGCATCTAATTTTGTTACAACGTCTTTCATCGCTTCATTCATTTGCGGGTGTGCAAAGATTTCGTAGATGTTGTTGGCTTGTGTCTCAGCATTTTTCTTTGCAGTTACATACACCTGCCGCTCCTGGTCATACAAAGGAAACCACGCAAGGATAGTTGCCGGGTCGATACGATTATAGATTGTCCCATATGTACCAATCGCACCACGATCTAAACACAACTGTATATCTTCAAGTGAGTAAAAATATTTCTGCTGCATAATCTGTTCAGCACAAAACTCAATCTGCATACCGTTCATGTTGTTTTGTACGTTCATCAGTTGCGTGCATCGCGTAACGAGCTGCATGATTTTATCTTTGGTTGTCTCTTTGTCAAGCTTCCGTAGGAGACCAATCTGGTCTTGTGTTATCGCGTGCTCGACTGATAGCGACTGCTTCGGCGTAAAGTGCATTAGCTTTTGCAACGCTGTCTGCTGTTGAATTTGAATTTGATTGTTTGCCATAAGAGTTTGGTTTTTGATTTTTTTCAAATGTATATGCTTTGTTCATCCACTTGCGGACGGTCGCTTCCCAAGAAACAATTTTCGCCCCCCCGGTGGTTTTCCATCCAGTGCTCGTGTAGTGGTCATAACAGTTCTTTGATTCAGTTACAATTTTAGCTTCTGTCCATGCACCGGATTTCATATTCAACTCACCCATCAAATTATAAATATCATTTTCGGATGGTGGTGTGAAAACACCCCGTTTATTGTTTATGGTTTGTGGTTTATTGTTTACTTGTTTATGAATGTCGCAGTTGCTTTCAACATTGCTTTGTACTGTGCTTTCACTTTGCTTTGTCAAGTGCTTTTGCAATGCTTTGTCAAGTGCTTTATTAAGTGCTTTGTCAAATTTTGATAGGGCAACTATATTGCATTGGTGTTGATTGACTGCCTTCTTTACTACCTTAACAAAGCCCCATTCAACAAGTTGATCAAAACATTTCTTGTATGTGTTGTAGCTTTTGCATCCCATACCTTGCATGCACTCGCTGGCTGTGATTTGGAATATGTCTACCCATCCTAAACGGTTGTTTATTTCAACAAGCCATAAGTACAAGATACCATGCGAAGCAGTGACATGCTCCGGGTGTTCAAAGGCATAGTCAAACCATGCCCGCGAATATGAATATCCGTTATTTTTCATCGAGTAACTTTCTTAAATAGTTTATCATTTGTTCGGCTTCATATTGACTCATGAATACAAACACTTCTTGACCATCATCTTCACGAGCTGAAGCAAGCATTATTTGACTATTGACTTTTGCAATTCTTACGAAATTCTTATTGCGAGTATCCCTGAATCTATCAGGATGACTTCCGTAAGTCCAACGAACTGAATCATGATACATAAAAGTAAATACCCACCACTACACACAAAGGCGACCCAGTGCACGATTGTGCTATGGCAATGCGGTAATGGTGGGATTTAAAAATGTTTTCATCTGAGTCGCGTTGCAAAGATAGTCAAACTATCTCTACTTCCAAATAGCTGTTGCAATTAAAAATCCGATGACTAGCCCCACTGCCATGATCAATAGCATTTTGCTGTTGCTGTTGTCGTAGTCAGGTTCATCCACCACCGGGACGGGTGTAGGTGCTGAAGCTTTGCGGATGGGCTTGATGGTCAGCTGCGTATTTGATTTTGATTTGAGTCGATGCGATTGCGTATAAGACCTCACGCGCACTTGAATATCTTTTGCATCTTTAATCAGTGCAGGTCTATCCAAA